GCCACTAAGAACGGCACGCGCTACCAAACCGCTGGCACGCGCATGTCCGGGGACATGAACACCGCCCTGGGCAATTGCGTGATCAACTACGCCCTCCTACACACCTGGGCTCGTGAGGCGGGTATAAAAGCCTGCTTCTACGTGGACGGCGATGACTCAGTAGTCGTATTCGACAAGCAGGACGTGGCGAAAGCCGCGGCACTGGACCCGGCCACCTGGTTCTTGGGCTGGGGCATGGAGTCGAAAGTGGAGTGGGCGTTCCAACTGGAGCACTGCGAATTTTGCCAATGCAGGCCCGTTTGGGACGGTGTGGGGTGGCGGATGGTCCGAAATCCTGAGCGGTTCATGATCCGGTCGCAGTGGACTACCCTCCCCCACCATGAGAATTTCTTCCCCCGCCTGGTCACTTCCATCGGGCGGTGCGAGCTCGCCAGCGCCATAGGCGTACCAATCATCCAAGCCCTCGCTCTTTCCATGATTGAGGCGGGGGGTGCGCATAAGACCTGGAAACAACTGGACGCGTACAAGCGAGCTAGAATGGAGGCATGGCAACCCGACCGGGCCCACCTAGCGGTGCGGGCCGTCACGGAGGAATCCAGAGCTTCCATGGAGGTGGCCTGGGGCATAACACCAGCCGAGCAGGTGGCTATGGAGAAGAGCTGCCTCAAGCTAGCCCTAACCAGTCAGGCTGACTGGGCCACCTACCTCCTACACTTCGCAGGCGACAACAGCGCCTGAGGGCAGAGACGTGGTCTCCTACAATCGCTTCGAGTAATGGCTGACAGCAATGACGCAACAGGAACAAACGGCACTGGAGCTAACCCCTTTGCCATTGACTACAACAAACTCGGAAGCACGGATACAGGTCGAGCATGGCTCGAGAAGGCTATCCACCCACCCGGACAGGCCGTTGGGCAGGTCCGGGGAATGCCCGACAACGAGACGTACCCTTCGACAGTCGTTGAGTTCCGTAACACCGAGACAGTGGCTAGTCCTAATTCTACTGACGTTTGGAACTGTCTCTTCCTGGTACAACCTAACGCAGAGTACCCCTTCCTCTACTGGAAGTGGGCTTCATCAGAGAGTGATCCAACTATTGCAACTCTTGCAACCAATGACACTACCGTCGTCAACCCATCCTACAACTTCGACCAATGGGACTATGACGTCGCAAGATGGAGGCAACTCTACGGGTCAGCAACAATAGAATTGAATGCTCCTGCCGTGGCGGACCAAGGCATGGTCTACTGCGCGCAGCAGAGGTTGGAACAGCTGGACAGTTCAGTCTACGAGTCGGCGGGGGCCGTCGGCTTACCACAACGGAACGCGCAGGCCATCATGATAGAAAGCCTCCCCACCCAGCCCAACGTGCTAGCCCAGATATCGCCCAAGTTCTACAAACAGAAGGCGACCAAAGGCGCGTTTACGGTGCTGGGGATGTGTCAACCAGTCAACAGGTATGTCGTCGGCAACAGCCCAGAAACCAGCTACGGGTCAACAGACCAATTCCACTCGCACACACCGGCGACCTGGACCATCGGCAACCGACTCGTGCAATGGGAGAACGCGCCCGCCAGACGCGTCAACACTGGAAACTCCCAAAATCTGAGCTCCTCGTGGGTACTCTTCCGCGGCATCGCGCCGGCTGCCACCCTGGAGATGAAGATGATTCACGGGTACGAGATGCAAGCCTCCATAGGCTCTAGCTTCGCGCTCTTCGTCGAGCCCTCAGCTGAGCCGGACCCGGATGCTATCGATGCCTATTATCGTCTTCGCCATGGCATGGCGGACGCCTACCCGGCCTCCTACAACTTCTTCGGCTCTCTCCTAGCCGGCCTCAGCTCGCTCATCCCCAAGGCGATAGAGTGGTTGGCCCCTGCGGCCAAGGCTGTGGCACCAGTTGTAGGGCAGCAACTGACCAACTGGGGCTCGTCACCCCGCAACACCCCGCCGGACACCGACGCAGCACTGCGCAGGCTGGAGTCGCGCATGGCCAACCTCGAGGTCGGCCCGACTCCCCGCCCCACCCGGATACCGGCACCAACTACGCAAAGGGGACGGCCACGCAGAAGGCGCGGACGACCCGCGAACGCCGCCAGGCTATCGCGGATACCCCGCCCGAAAGGGCGAGCGTAGGGGACTCTGCCCGTAGGACGGAAGCACCACCGTCGCCT